GCGAATATGCGCCGGATCGACAAGCGCCCCACGCTCACGATCAATCTGACCCGGTCCATGGTCAAGCGCGTGTGCAACAACATGCGCCAGCAGCGACCGCGCATCAAAGTGCATCCGGTGGGAGATGGCGCGAGGGTCGAGGACGCCAAGGTCGTCGGCGGGCTCATCCGCCACATCGAGACGCTCTCCAACGCCTCCGTGGCCTACGACACCGGGGGAGAGTCAGCCGTCAAGATAGGCTGGGGCTACTGGCGTGTCATCGCTGAATGGGTGGACGAGGAGAGTCGCGATCAGGAACTGAAGATCCGCGCGATCCGCAACGCCTTCACCGTTTATGACGATCCGTCGTGTCAGCTTCCCACCGGTCAGGATCGCGAGTGGGCGCTGATCTCTGAGGAAATGCTGCGCAGCAAGTACAAGCGGAAATATAAGAATGCCACCAACGCTGAATGGCGCAGGGGTGGGGCAGGGGACAGCGGCCACCTGTGGGAGTCCAAGGAGAAGATCCGGCTCGCCGAGTACTACCGCATCCACAAGACTCCGGAATATCTGCACTATCTGACTGACGGCACGACGCTGTTTGATAAGGACTGGAAGCGGTTGCAGCCCGCTCTAGAAGCCGCAGGCATCACGACCGAGAAAGATCCGGTCACCGGGGCATCTCAGGGCCGCATGAGCTTCCGCCGTACCGTCCAATGGTTCCGCTTGAACGGTACGCAGGTGGTGGAGAAGCGCACGCTCCCAGGCCGTTGGATTCCACTGGTGCGCTGCCTCGGGAACGTTCTCGATCTGAACGGCCAGGTGCGCATGCGCGGCATGATCCGCGACCTGAAGGACTCCAACCGCATGCTCAACTACTGGGCGACGTGCGAGACGGAGATCGTGGCTCTCGCCCCGCGCGCGCCATACATCGCGGCCGAAGGCCAATTGGATGGCCACCCCGAGTGGAAAGACGCCAATCAGAAGCCCTACAGCACGCTCACCTATAACATCGTCCATGCCAATCCGGACGATCTGAACTCACCTGTAGTGCCACCACCGCAACGCGTGGAGGCCGTTCAGGTCCCCGCCGGTATCGTCAATGCCCGTCAGTCCGCCAAACAGGACCTGATGGAGCTCGCCGGCATGCCGCACGAGCCTGGCCGCGATACGCCCGGAGTCGTAGTGAGCGGCAAAGCGCTACGTGAGCGACAGGCGCTGTCTGACATCGGCCACTTCCAGTACTACGACAACCAGACCATGGCGATCGCCTTCACCGGCGACATCCTGCTCGACAACATCCCGCACTACTACTCGACCCAGCGCATGCAGCGGATCATCGGGGAGGATGGCGTTCCGCAGATGGTGCAGATCAACGAACAGGTCAAGGATCCTCAGACGCAGGCGATCAGTGAGATCAAGAACAACCTCACCGTGGGCCGATTCGATGTGGTGATGGACACCGGTCCCGGTTACGAGACTAAGCGCCAGGAAGGTCAGGAGGCCGTGATTGATCTGCTCAAGACGCCCCTCGGCGAGCCTATCGTCAAAACGGGGGCCGACATCATCGTGCGCAATATGGATTTTGCTGGCGCGGATGATCTGGCCGACCGCCTGCTGCCAACCAACGAGCAGGGCATGCAGAAAGCGGTCCAGGCGCTACCGAAGGAGGCGCAGGGCATCGTCATGGCCTTGCAGCAGCAATTGAAGCAGGCGCAGGGCGTCATTCAACAGCAGGCCATGGAGATCAAGTACAAGACCAACATCGAGCAAGGCTGGATGAAGGTCGAGCGCGAGAAAATGGGCTCACAGGAGCGTACCAAGGTGCACGATACCGAGACGCGTGCGGATGCCTCGATCACGGGCGACCACATCGCCTCGATCACGGCACGGGATGTGGCGGAGATCAACGCCGGCGCCAAGCTGATCGACAGCAACCAGGACCGCGCGCACGAAAAGGAACTCGCCCAGATGACCGCGAAAGCGGCTGAGAAGGCCGAGCGTTCGAATGGGAGAGCCGAATGACAATCACAAAGGAAATAGTGACTTTGTGGAATTGCGGTCGTCATAAACATACCAGTTTTGAGTTGGCCCAGAAATGCCAGCACGTCACTGCGGGAAAGCATGCGAGAGTGGCTCAAAAAAAGAAGGAGGCTGACGAACGAGTCCGTGTTCGAACTGAGAAACGGAGGAAGGCGTTTGAACTGCGTCAAGAGGGCCGAACGTACAAAGAAATTGCGGCGTTAGTAGGCTGTAGCCCCGACTACGCTGTGTCTTTAGTCAGGCGTGGCCAATTTGCATGGAATCGAGAGCCGTGGAGTTCTTCTCATGGGTAAAGTTATTACTTCCGGGGGACTGACCGAGTTCGTCACGTCCGGGAAGTTCATACACGTACCGAATCACAAGGCGGGCGAGAAAGCTCCTGCTTTGGAGACGGTCAAACCGACGCCGACCATTGAGGTGAAGGCGGGCGAGGCTGAAAAGCCCGCAGAAAAGCCCGCAGAAAAGCCCGCAGAAAAGCCCGCAGAAAAGCCGCCTGAGATCGCCAAGGCGCCCGAAACCGACGATGAACTGACCGCTGACGAGAAGGAACTCCCGGAAAAGATCCGCAAGGAGATCCAGCGCAAGAACCGTGCGGTGAACGAGAAGCACAAGGCCATGAAAGAGGCGCAGGAAGCCGCCGATGCCTCCGATCGGCTCGCCGAACAACAGTACAACGAGCGCCGCTTGGCCGAGCAGCGCGCGGATGCGGCCGAGGCCCGACTCAAGGAGTTGGAAACCAAGGCAACTCCACCCCCGCCGGCTCTCAAAGAGCCTGAGGTCAAGAATTACGCCAACGAAAAGGGCGAAATCGACTGGGTGAAGTTCCAGAAAGACACCGCCAAATGGGCGGCTGAGGAAGCGGTCAAAGGCGAGCGCCAGCGCCAAGCCGATGAGGCCTCGAAGGCAGAACAACACAAGCGCACCGCCTGGTTGATCGCCGATGCGGACAAGTCCCGTGAGACGCATAAGGACTTTGATTCCGCTTTCCAACGTATCAAAGGCACCGCGAATGACATCAACACGCCTTTCGTGGTAGGTTATTTGAACGAGAGCGAGAAAGCTCCGAGTGAACTGGCCTATTTCCTGGCCACCAACCCGGAGGTCTCTCAGAGAATAGCGAAAATGAAACCCATCCTCGGAATAGCCGAGTTGGGCAGGCTCGAAGACTCTTTGGTCAAGCCACCGAGCGCCGCGGCGAATGCTCCTGCCGCAACAAGTGTGACTCCCAGGTCAGAGCGCGGCGGAGCTCCGGCTCCCATCACCCCCTTGGACGGCGAGGGGTCGGGTGGCATCAACACCGATCCTTCGAAGATGAGTTACAAGGAACTGCGGGCGTATCACCGGGACCAGGAACGGGAACGACGCAAGCGCTGATCTTGCGCTGATGGGAATAGGGGCTCCTGAACCACACTTTCAGGAGACACACCCTTGGTCGCACAAACACTCTTGACGATGAGCTACATCACGAATGAGGCTCTCGTCGTACTTGAAAACGAGCTGGTCTTCGCCAATCGCGTCGAACGCCAGTATTCCGATGAGTTCGCCCAGACCGGCGCCAAGATCGGCGCCACCTGCAATATCCGCAGACCCCCTCGCTACAAGGGCACCCTTGGCGCCCCGCTGAACGTCGAAAACACGTTCGAATCCAGCGTTCCGATCTCGCTCAACTACCAGTATCACGTCGACGTGCAGTTCACGACCCAGGATCTGGCGCTGAGCATGGACATGTTCAAGCAACGGATTCTGCGTCCCCAGGTGGCCACGGTGGCCAACTTCATCGATTCCTACACCGCACAGTACGCGATGTACTCCACCGCTGCCTCTTTGGGCACGCCTGGAGTGCAGCCGACCTCGTACAAACAGTTCTCGGACGGTCGGGCCTATCTGGCCTCCGAAGCCTGTCCCCGGGTCGGTGAGAAGAACTGCGTCCTGGACCCGATCACCATGTCCGCCATCTCGGATGGGTTGAAAGGCCTGTTCAATCCCCAGGCGCAGATCGGGGATATCTACGAAGAGGGGCTCATTGCCCGTCGTACGGCGGGTTTGGACTGGTGGGAAGACCAGAACATCCCCTCGTTCACCACCGGTGCGCAAGGTGGAACCCCACAGGTCGCCACTGTTCCGGCCGGCACGGCATTGCTCACGGATGGCTGGGCGCAGTCGGGCACCTTCCAGACCAAGGGTTGGACCGCCTCGACCGGTGTTGTCACCGTAGGGGATGTGATCCAGATCGCCGGTGTCCTGCCGGTGAACCCACAGAACCGCTTGCAGTATGGCCGCACGGCCCGTCAGTTCGTCGTGCTCCCCCCGGGAGGGTTCGCGGTCCCCACTCCGGGTGCTGCCCCTTCGGTCATCCCGTTCAGCTCAGCGACGCTGGCGAATGGCACGTTCAACCCGGCCACCGGTGTGTACACCTCCGACTCGGGCGGTCTGCTGACGCTCGTCATCGGGGATTGCATTGTCTCGGGTGGGCAGTTCCAGAACGTCACCGCAGCTCCTGCGGCCTCGGCGGCCATCACGGTCAATGGCGGCACGGGTAACGCCAACCAATTCTCCCCCCAGGGTCTGATCTTCCACAAGCTG